TCAACAAGCCCAACTTCTTCCATTTGCATGCGCAACCCAATTGCCTGCGCCGCGTTTTTGTCCTTTATCAGAAGACCGCTTTTCTCAAGTGGAGTCAGGAACTTAACCCCGAAAAGGCCGAGCGTACTTTGCCATAACTGAACAAATACGTTGAAATGGATTGCCATTTCAGATAAAGCCACCACGGAAGCAGCCAGTTTGGCCTGAACGAGTTGCGTCTCCTCACGAAACGTCTTAGCTTCAGCCCATGTTCTCTGTAACTTTGTAATCAGCAAACGGCCTATAGCAGTCTGAGCTAGAAACTCATATTGATCCTTGATCTGAGTTACTGTATCAAGTTCCTTCTCCAACACAGCCTTTCTAGCGTCAAATGCACCTACATCGGCAATTACCTCGTTTATTCTCTGCCACATGCCGCGTATATTGGATTCAAGACCAAGGTAGGACGTGGACATTCTATCCATTGCACCCCTGGTCTTTTCGTCAATCATCTTGGTTGCTTCTTCCCAAATAATAGCGAGAGTCCTTGGTGTATTCTGGCGGATTTCATTGAGTTCAACACCCAGTCGCTCAGCTATAATCGGGCGTGTTATGCCGAATCGTTCAAGCCGCTCAAACTGACCAAGACGAAGTTTCCCAAGAGCCAAAGCTGCATCTTCAATTGAAGTACCAAATGCAGCAGCCATGCCAGCAGCACGCTCCAGGTGCTTCTGGGCACCAAGGGAGAAACCCTCAAGAATAGCTCCGGCTTCTATAACTTCTTGTAGTTCAAACGGTGTAGTAAATGAATACTCCGCGAGTTGGCCGACACGCTTGATGGCCTCAGCCTCGCTTTGAAGAAGTGCAGTGAATCGTATCGTGTGGCGCTCCAATTGAGCAGCAGTATCTATGGGTGCCTGCAAGATTTTATCAACACCAGCCAATGTATCTTTGAGCAATCTAAATGCAATAACTGCGGCACCCATTGTGACGCCCAAACGAAGAATGTTGCCCTGGAGAAGACCCATTGTATCCGAAAAGATACGAGCACCTCTTGTATTGCCTGCTAGAAATTGACCAAGCCTGCTGTTTTGATTGATTAAAGCGGAGTAACCTTGGCCTTGACGTAATGTGGCTTGAGCATCTTCATTGGCAGCTTGAGCATGACGCCTGGTCTCAGCAGTAACAGCATGAGTTGATTGAGCAGCCCTGCCTTGTTGCATAAGCATCTGCCGCTGAATCTGCGTAAGCTGGGTCATTCGTGCATTTAACTCATCCAGCTCGCGCATTCCCATAGCGCCTATACGCAGTATTTCTTCTCTTTCAGCCATTACTTAGCACCTGTTCTAACCTTGCTCTCTATCTCTTCTGCTCGCATGGCTTCCCACTCCGAGTGTGCCGTCCAAGCAGCCCTGCAAAGACCCTGGAGCCATCCACGGTCGCAGTCCGGGTAAAGCTCCCAAGGCGGCGTGCTGTTGTGCTTCCAGTCATTGGCGATCCCAATGATGATGTTTGTCGTAGGATCATCCATAAACGGCACTGCGCAGATCTCGGGATTGAAATAAGTCGGTATCCCGACAGGAGCATCTTTCGGCCAATACTGACGTACATACTCATAAACCTTCCAGAAGTTGTTTCTCGTCACAACAAAACAGCGACTCCGGCCATCCAGGGTCGCCTCTACGACGCGCTCGGAATTATGCCGCAGGCACGTCTTCGCCATCTTCATGTCCCCGCATGTGCGGCAATCGAATGCTGGCCGTCCGCGAGTGGACAATGCAAATTGGACGGTCAGCTCAATACGTTTTTTAACTCAGCCTCCTGCTTGGCCGTAGTCGCAACGGCTTCCCTTCCTGCTTCATCAGCCTGATCACTGCGAGACTTGCCGTACATCAAACCAAAGACAAGCGATTGGAAACGCTGCCACGAAAGAGCATCCAGAAGTTCCTTGATCTCGTTCTTGTCTTTTACCTCATCGCCTTTCTTGTGAAGGTTCTTTAGCCCCTGTATTCCCTCCAACAAGAAGTTACGCATCAACTCTACCTTGGCATCAGTGCGCTGCTGCGGCGTCATCATGCCATTAGGTGAATCGCAATCGCCTAGCTCGGTCCAATAAAGCAGCTCTCTTGCCTTGCCCGGATACTTCAAGACGAAGATAGTCTTCGGCTCCTTGTCGCCGGGAAAACTAAAGTCAAATTCCTTATGTCCACCCAGAATCTCGCCAAGCATACAATCCCCCTTTACGAAAACGCTTCAGCATCATTACTCTGTACGTCCCAAGATTCTCCTGCGGTATTCTTGACCTTGCCTTCAAAGTTGACCGTTAACTGCTGGAAGTTATCGGCTTCAGTCTGAGAAGGCGTAGGAACTATCTTCGCATCGAACCCGAATTCCAGGTATCCATCATTGCCAGTAGTGCCCCAATAAATCTGTACCGTCTTTACAAGGCCGGTACGAGCATCCACCTGCGTCTTGGCAATCTGTTCAACGTGCTCACATGTAACGGAGCCGGTTATATTGAGGGGCCCAACAAGGATGGCGTCACATGTATCCGAATCCACAAAGACCGGAGATGCGTTGTTATTGAACTCCAGATTAAACGAAATCGGGCCGAGAGCGTCGCCATCCCACTTAAACGTTGCATCCTTGGTACACAAAACCGTATCGGTCAAGGCCGCCGTAGACGCAACACCCGTATGTATCGTTTCGTCCTTGCCTATGGCATCGAATGTGATCGTACCAGCCCCGTTAGCCGGACAGTCAATAGCAATTCGATTGATTACACAACCAACTGCACGCAAGGAATGTGATGCAGTTAAGCCCATTTGCTTTGCTATCGTGTACCACTGCGTTGTTGCCCCCGTTGCATAATCCAATGCCTGCGTAAGATCCGATCCGGCACCAGCCGTTGCCGAGCTTTGCACTAAGCCACGGAAAAGCCACTGGCACACTCTGGGACTCAAACCACATTGAGCACCAGTCAAAGCGACGAGTTTTCTTCCACCGGCTTTCGTTGGCGCAGCAGTTATGTCGGCATCCAGGCCTTGATATTCCTCTAACTCCACACAGCTTCCATCCCTTACAAGCCCGGAGCTTATGGCGTTGGGAGCTATCGGCCCTATAGACACATCGTTGATAAGCGGCAAGGTATAAACAACATCCTGTGGCGAACCAAACCCGGCCTCCTTGCCGATTTGGAGCAATGTCAACCAACCCGATTTTGGCATTTCATCTACCCCCTAAGCATTGAAGAGAAAAGCCACCGGACTATTGGTAGTTACCTGCCAGGTGCTACCGCCCGTAGTAAGCTTTACACCTTCAAAGTTGAATGTTACCTGCTGGAAATTGTCGCCCTCGGTTTGCGCGGGCGTGGGAATTATCTTCGCATCCACATCGACAAATAGGTAGCCGTTGCTTCCCGGAGATCCCCACTGAAACGTAAGTTTCCTTATCGTTCCCGCACGCGAATCGGCTGCCAGGCCATCAGTGATGCCGGTATCGAGCCACTCACCAACCACGGAAGCACTGAAAGCCATCGGCCCAAGCAGAATAGCATCTGGGATTTGGCCTTCAGTGAATACATGAAAGGCATTGTTGTTAAGCTCAAACCCGAACGATATGGGGTCTATCTCCGTCGTGCCCCAGTACACTGTGCAGTCATTGGTACGCAGGGCGGTATCGGTTATCACGGCACCGCTTACCTTTAAAGTTGACGATGCTGGTGCGCTGTCGTCTTCTCCTAGAAAATCAAACGTGATCTGCCCTATGCCATCAGCAGGACAATCCACGGCAACTCGGTTGATTACCGATCCGGCCACCTCGATTGATCTTGCCGCCTGCCCCATCCACTTCATAATGGTGTAGTAAACAGACGGAACATCACTGACAGTCCCACCGCCACTGTAATCCAATTCTTGAACCACATCCGTTGCAGGTAGAGCCTCGGTAGAAGGATCGGAAGCAAGGCTTGCAATGAGCCATTGCATTGCTCTTGGGCTAAGAGCCGTCTGACAGCCCGTAACGGCAACTACTTTTCTGCCGACACATGTCTGTGCTTCTTGTAAGATGTTTGTGCCGTCGCGAGCATGGCCCGCTGAAATCGCATCGGCCGCGAAGGGGCCGAAATGAACGTCATTGGTAAGCCCAAGTACCATCATGTCGGTAACGACTTCAGTACCCCAGGCTACCGTCTCCCTGGCTATTCTAAGAGTTGTTTCCCATCCGGCGGTTGCCATTATGATGCCCCCTTCTTACGCACAGTGCGCTTAGGAATTTTGTCGCTTGAACCTGATGTATCCGGTACTATCTTGAAATACTGGACTGCCTCCACAAGAGCCTCGGCTTTCGCTTTTGGAAGTGCCATCCTAAAACCTGGCCCGCATCTTGGAAAGGGCATGTCATAACCGAATGCTTCTTTAACAGCAGCCTTATTCATGTGACCCGATCCGGTCCATTCGACAGTCACAAAATCAATCTGCTCTGGATCGGGCTTTCCTCTTTTATCTTGCGGTTCTCCACAGCACATCGTATCAACTCCTTCAAATAACTCCGGCCTTTCATAAGCCAGATCGTAACCCAAACATCCGTCTATCGGCTTCGTTTGAAGCCATGTAATAGTCGCCTTTCCCACCAGTAATGCGACTATTATCCCAGCCGAGAAACTTGCAACGGCTACACCCTTGAGTATGACAAGCATTAAACAACAGTCACCTCTGCGTATCGCCCGCCTTTCGTTGACCATTTCGGGTCATCCTGCCATTGGCCGCCCCAGAACCGGCAGCTCATAGGTACTTTCACTATGTAAAAGAATCTATCCAGTTCACCTTCGCGTCTAATCGGGCCGGAAGTCGAAGGCGATCTGACTTCCGTATCATGAACCAAATCTCCCCAATGGCGCTGCTCCTCAACTGCTATACTGTAAAGCGTGCCTTGAAGCAATGAAGCCTCTTCGTCCGCAGCTTCAGGGTTACTATGATCCTGTATCCATGCGGTCCAAGTGAAATCGGCCATCGCCATATCATGTTTCTTTGGACCACCGGGAATCTTGCGATAGTTGCCCGTGATGATCCCAACTCTTGGATTCGTCGGATGAGTCATGCCCTCACGAAGACCAAGCTCAAATGCAGTCTCGGTAAGGCCGAATGCGGCAAGAGGCTCATTGGCCTTAGCATAGTTCTGCAACACGGCCTTCATGCGCTTAGCAGTCTCGTAATGCGGAGCGGCGGTAAACGCATAAAGGGCTGAAGTGAATGTGCCGGTCGCATGGCCCGTAAGATAGGTATTCGTCATTGTCGGCCCGAATCCGGCATGATTCGTTGCCTGCGTTCTGGCAGAAGTGTCCTTTGGAATGGTGATTGTCCCTGCATGATTAGTTTGGTCATGAACCACCGCAAATGCTCTTGCACCCTGGCCTGCATATAGATACCCGGTAGCGTTCGCACCGGCCCCGCTCTTTTTGGCCCAGAGGTAAATGTCACCATAGTAGTCACTCTCGATGTAAGTAACCTCCACAGTGCCCCCGCTCGGGCTATCAAGTGGCAACCAGAACCTCATCCATTTTCTCCCTAACGGCTTCAGCCAATGAATCCATTATCTTCTCAACCGATTCGTCGGATAGCGCACCAGCCGGACGAGCCGGGCGCTCGACGCCATCACGTTTGTCGGTGTAACCCTTGTAATGACGATGCCAGATGTTGAAATCGCTGCCTCTTGGCGATGTGTAATCCGATGCCGCGTACATGAGCCATGTTTCGTCATCAGGATGCTCTACCTCAAAATAGAGCGAATCGACCAGTCTACCTCGATCAACCAGCGGATGATCTTTGCCCTTCTTCGCTACAGTAGATGGAGCGTTACGATCCCAGACATAAGGATCTCTACCGCCGGAATCGAAGTCCTGGCTCACTTCATCAGGCACCGTCTCAGAGGCTAATTCCTCCATCTTGCGAGTCATGACCTCCGGCATGGCTTCAGCGAGAACAGCTATCTGAGCCGCCAGCGTCTCGATTCCCCTGCCTGTGAATTGAAGAGTTATCATGTGTTTACGCTCTGATCACCAAGGATATGATCACTGTCGTCAGTATCATCATCAGCGGGCTCCCACCAATCTTCAACGGAAGAACGATCCGTTTGCGCACGCTTGTCCGTCATTACACCTTGAGCCAAAGCTTCAGCATCAACAGGCTCGGTTAATGGTGTTAGCCCCAAATCTATCTTGTCTGGCCCGTAAGCCAGCTTGGCATTCCTGAGATCATTGCGTATATCCGTTCTCCAGCGAACTACCATCTCAGGCACGCGCTGATTACTAACCGCGTATTTGCGTTCCACCAAAGCCAAAGCGGCATAACGAGCTGCAAGCTGCGTCAGCTCCTCATCCCATGAGGTAGCAGGCATTATAAATACCGTGCCCAGGACTGCATCCATCTTGGAACATGCCGCCTTTATAGCCTTGGTTATCAAATCATTCGGGAATGCAGTCTGATCCTGTTGCAAAATCACAAGCTGGTCCTGCACATCCTCTGACTCACAATAATTCGCCATGTCATGGCCTCAGCGCCGTGTCCCAATAAACATAGGACTGTTCGGCACACGGGATATAGAGCGTATCGCTTTCGGAAACAAAGTACGGACCTATGCGAGTGGTCCTACTAAACTCGAATATGTGCCTTACCGTTCCAACTGACCCGCCTTCAGGCAGGATCTTATCGGCACAGACAAGTGGTATGTTGAACTTACCGTTTGTGTCGGTCGTGTCCATAACGGCACCACGGAAGATAATCAACGTGGGCTCCGTATCCGGCGATCCCCAATCACTTGAGGTCTTCTCTGCGCTTACCGTAACAACAACACCCTCAGCGGGACCGCCCATAAGATCCCTGGCCCATCCATAAATGTAAGTTACGTCCGCACTATCAGGCGTGCCCGGATCGAAGGGAATCCCAAAGATCGTATCAGTGAGCCCGGAAGCCGTGACTATGATTTCCTCCGGCACAGCAAACGTGTAATGGCCAAGTTTCGATGCTATCACCTGCGCCGTATCGGCTGGCAAGGCTGTGACTATCTTGCCGTTGGCATCGCTCTCGTAGATTCCGTACGTGATGGTCTGATTTTCGTCTTTGATCCTCACGTCGGTATCCGCTATACCCGAACTGTCGGTGGAACTTAGAAACCAGAGCGTGACCTTATTCGGGCCGCTCGGGGGTGATGTGATCTCAAAATTATAGACGCTCACAGGCGTCCGTCCAGTGATGCTGCCGGTCCATGAGGCGAAGTATTGGCCTGCGTCGGTTGAGTCCGAAGCCCAATAGAATCCAGCTATGCCGCTATCGGCTACGGCTACTTCAGTGAAGTTAGCCACGAACGTAGGCGTGTTCTCAAACCAACGGTAGCATTTAAGGACTTCACCAACTACCTCATCAGTGCCGTTAAACAAGGTATCCATGCGTGCGAAGGCAACCTTGACAGTATCGCCCGCCGCATAGGAATCGGATGCTCGAACTCGCTCGCAACCGTACCTTATAACTACAGCCAGAAGACAGGCCATAACTACAGCCACGATGCTTATACGTATCCGCCTGTCAGTCATCTCTGCTTCACCTTAACTAGAGGATTCGCTGTCGGCTCGTGAGTCACTATGGGACCATGCACGTGCCTTGCCGCTTCCACCTCAAACGTACATATCACCAAGACCGGATCGCTCGACGTTCCGGCATAGTCACATGTTCTGAGAGCACATGTTTCATCGCCCAATGGAGCTGGGTCACTACAGAAAAGTGTATTCGTGAACTTAAACGGCATAATCGGCCCGGCCGGTTTCTGCACGGCTTCGTCCAGATAGTCACCCACATCGAACCATATCTGCTGCCCAGGCACTAATGACGCATAGGGCCACTTGCGAATTAGTGTGCCGGAGGCTCCCCAGTCGTCAGTTCCCAGAACATGAAAATCATCGTCCAAAAGCCAGACGCGCAAGTTGCCGAAGTTGATAGCGCCCTTGGAATCGACAGTCAATGTCAACCATGCGCTCTCGCCCGGTTCCATGCTGGCATATTCCGCCGACGGGACTGAGACGATATTGAATCTCACAAATGCTTCATCTGCACGAGGCCCTATAATTTCCTCACCGAATTCCATTGTTGAAGGTGCAGTCCATACCACTATAGCCGCATCGCACATGGGCACAAAATCGTCAATTATGTGTCCATCACTTAGAGTCCCAGGCGGATAAATCGTGTAGCAGTTAACCGTGCTCGGGTCGTAGTCGAGCACGACATAAGGCGTGTATGTATCGTTTCCTACTCCAGCGTTGTCCTTGGAGTAGTAGCGTGTCAGTCGACTCACCCCGCTACCCGGAGGATTGCTGCATGTCCGTGCAAACTCATCCTCCATGCGGATCGAGAGATAGCGGCCGGCCAGAATCTCGGTCGGCTCAAGCGGAATCGCAATCCAAGACGACGTGGTTATATCCTCAATCGGCACCGTCGCAATAAGAGTCGATGAGCCAAAGGCGGTCGGTCGGCCCCATGAGTACTCGGTTCCCACCCACGGCCACCAACCGGCGTTGACACGCGATATATAGAGATCGCCCGCTGCTGCATCCTTGTAGTTGCAGTAAACGTACAGCGTGCAGGCGTTGACGATACCGTTAAGCCCGCGCAGGTCGAAGCGCAGGAGTCCTTTTCTAATCGTGTACCAGGTAGCGGATTCAAAGTCGCCCACCCAGATATTGGCCAGAGTCCAGTTGGCCAGTTTAGTCGCACCCCAGTAACACGCATTCGCATAGACAGTGCTCGACTCATATAGATAGCCGTCGTCGTCACTGGTAGCAATGCGCACGGTGGCGATGTCGGCCCATGCGGGAGAGGCGAGACAAATTAATGCGAGCACAAACCACCGCATCCTATCCGCCCTTCTTCCGCTTCTTCTTTGGTTTGCAACCCATCTCATTCCTCTGTGGATCGGACGAGGCCGGGAGAGATAAGCCCCGTCCGATCCCGCGACGATAGAGGCCACACGCAGGAGGCCCTACCGCTACCTAGGCTCGTCCCAATCCGGTATCGGTTGGTAAAGAGCAAACCAGTGATACAACTTAATCCCAAGCGCCTGTTCATGGTTGTTATCGCCAGACGCCTGAATCCGCATCCACTTCCAACCATACAGCTTGCCAGCCGGAATGTTGAACACTCTTGCAGTTGCATCGGAATCACCCAAGATCATGGCCGTTGTACCATGACTAGGCTCGATGAAGTCTTGAGCCACAGTCACATAGCCGATCTTGTCCATGCTGACTTGGCACCTGAGCGACACCGTATCCACATTAGCATGACCCGATGTAACCCAAGCTGTGATCCGCATGCCGATAGGCTGACAGGCATTAACCGGAGTCCGCGTTTCTGTGAGAGTTGTCGTGTCGGCATAAGTCTGCCGCGCATAGGTACTCAGTGAGTCAACAACCGCGCCCCAGCTTGAATCGGCAAAACTACCGTACTCACGGATGTTATTCTCATGAGTAACCACAATCTCCGGTATATGACCGAACCGCAACTCCGTCTTGGCTATCGTTATCGCGTTGTTACCGCTATCCGCATAACTCTCCTTGAAGTGCGGGACAGCCAACTCGGAAATATCTAGCCAGTTCGTATTGACAACCGTCGCTCCACTAGCAGCATTCCAGGCACTTACCAACTGCGTCGAGTCCCTGTTGCCAACCTTGTAAAGTGAGTCATTGCCACAATAAATACGAACCGGCTTACTGTACGTCTGCCCATAGATCCCATATTGAGCCCACGCACTGCCTGCCAAGATCGCCCCGACAAAGAGGGCGACCGCGAGAAGAACAACTATCTTTCTCATCTGTCGCACCCCCCTTACGGTGCCAGAACGTCTTTCCAGCAGTAAGCAGCCTTGCTACCCACGATCTTCTCGTCCTGCGAGTAGCTCGTCTTGATGTAGTTTCCACCACCGACACCAGGCATGCTATCCGCAATGACCTTCGAGCCAAACGGCGTCCACCTGAGCTGATTGGCGAAGTTCATGCCCATAGGCCCAGGGTTAGCATCCACATAGAGCAGGTACACATCGTTGACCGCTGTACCACTGCTGTTAACGCCCCACACATCAACGATTGTAGCGCCCGTATCCGGTGGTGTAATCACACCGAAATCAGCCGTCTGCTCAAGTGCGCCAGGTACGATAACCCGCATGCCTTCCAGCCTCGGAGGGTACTGACCGGCCAACAGATCTATCTGCCTGAACTCACGGATGATTCTCTGGACGCTCTCATCAGTGATAAGCTCATCCATAATATGATCCGCACACAGGAAGATATTGGGCCTTCTACCACAACCCTGCCTGACTTTCTTCACACCTGTCTTGAGGTTCTTGAGAATCTTCGCTCCGGCAGCATTCCACTTGTCCGTAGGGCTTGCACTTGTGGTTGAACTGTCCTTCAACGTCTGGAACAAATCCCTCACACGAGTCTCAGCTTCCAACTGAAGAACATCAACCAGCAACGTCGCGCCGTCCTGCTCGGGACGCAACGGAGCCTCTGCCATGCGCTTCACATCAGCGGCAACGAAGTGCTTGCGAGCGTAGTTCTCACAGAAGTAAGAATCCTCAGACAGCTTGTAGTCAACTTCGCCAGGCTGACCGCGAGTACCGACAAGACTTGATCCGGTCTTCGTCAGATGCTCAATGCCGTAGATGCGGTACTTGCCCGACTTGTCGTCAACAGTCTGGACAGGGGCAACAATGTCCTTCACCCATTGCCCGGACTGTGATCTCTTGATCGTCCACCTTGATATTGCCTTTTCGAGGTAGACGTTTGATACCTGTGGCATTTTAGTCTACCTCCCTTAGTAATTGCCGCCGCCAAAGAAGTTCACACTTGCCTCAAATGTGCTCCCGGCAGTAGCTTGTGCCGTGTCTGCGATACCAATGACTTTATCATTGGCACTTGACGCGACTTTGGGTCTGTACTTGTAGCTTCCCGTACCAAGCACAGTGAGCAATGCCCCGTGTGTAATCGCAGCCCCTGCCTGAAGTCTAACCTTGCCGAATCTCAATACCGTTATACTTCTCGCCTCGGTATTGTCAGCAGCAGCCAAATCTTCAGTGCAGATTCCATAAGCTTGCTCTCCTGCCGTGGTACAGGGCGTCACCGTATGATCCGCAGACAGTTTCACAAGTGCGCCTTCGACATAAGCCGTACTGGCTACCGTCTTGACGCCCTCACTGTAGCCGTCGTAGATCACACATCCACCCGGAATTGCCATCGTTAATCACTCTTCCCTTTGCTTAGATGCCTGTGCGCAAGGTTCATGGCCTTGTCATAAGGCACTTTCAGCTCACGCTGAATCTTGCACGCCAGAGCGTCCAGCTTGTTTGCGTCATCAGACCAACCCGATCCCTCGGCTTCAAGTTTCATTTCCTCAAGCCGTGCCATCTCAAGATCGGCCTCATCGGCATCGGAAATGTCCTCTTCCTTGCCATCCAGATCAGGCACTTCAGCCGTTTCGGACAAGTCTACTGACGGTGCCCTGGTCTTAAACTCGGCTTCCAAGTGCCGGTCCAGAGCAGTCTTGTGTTCCTTGTCCTCTTCGGTATCATCCAACTTAAGGCTCATGGTACGTTCCACGAAATCCTCAAGATGGGTCTTATGAAGCCTTGCGGTTCCCACAAGCTTCGATTCGGCATACACACGAACCTTGCCGCGCGAGATCCGCTCCAGCTTCGCGTCAAGCTCGGCCTTCTGTCGAGAAAGCTGAGCATCGTCGCCCTTCTCAGGTCCAGCAGCCGTCGTCGTCGGCTCTTCAGTTGCATCTGTCGTAGGCGTCTCTTTTGTCGTCACGGTATCATCTCCTTGTTCCAGTTCCGCAAGCTCATCATCACTCAGATTCTCAGCCATCCAATCGGACAGCTTCTCTTCCGCTGGAGTCAACTCTTCATTGTCTGCCATTGTCTCAGCTCCTTTTCTTTTTGCGCCTTGCACGAGCGGCCATTTTCTGAAATCTGGCCTTACCGAATTTCTTACGTCCTATCTCGGCGGCTAGGCCACCAGGACTATAAATACGTGGCTTCTTGCCCAACTTCTTCTTGAGCGCCGCAAAACGCTTGCCAGTCCATAACTTCGCCTTCTTGGCAAGCATCTGCGCAGCACTCTCGCTAGTCCCCACCCAGTCCATTTTGAACTTGCCGCCCGAAAGCGTCACTGTTGCTTGACCTGATGTAATCTCGATCTTCTCGGGCTCATACCAGTTCTCCAACGAGACCTGCGCCTCAAATCCCCCACCCTCACTCATCAATGCCTCCTGCGGAGACATGGCCGGATTGTTCGTAGGGCTATCAGCCCTGATGTAACCAAGGCCAGGATTCTCAACAACATCCTTCATAGTCTTGTAGCCCGCAATCGCAGGAGACACATATCGCCACGCCTTGTCAGCAAGTTGTTCCTTCATCCACTTACTCAAACCACGCAGCTTGCCACGGAACTCCTTGCCGAACTTGCCCATTTTGATATAGGTTTCACTGAGTGGGATGTAGCCATGCGCCCTGTTCTTCAGTGAATGTTCAACCTGTGCAGCATCTTCATCTGGAGCCCAGGGAATATCGACGCCTCGCTTCTTGGTATTCTCAACAATGGAGTCAAATGCGGCATCGTCATACTTCACGCCCTTAAACTCACCAACACGAAAGATAAGAACATCCTTCCCTTCCCACGGATCAGTTGTTTGTTCTTCCGCCATTCGACTTCAACTCCTTTCTAAAGGCCCATAAAGCCAGTTCAGCATCAAACTCAGCAAATCCTTCCTCGCCTTTTTTTTCAGCCAATTCAGTCAAACGATTCGACCATTCAGCCGTCTGCTTCATAGCCAAATCATCAGCCTGCTTCAAATCAATCCCCGGCACGGTAGCCTTCGCAAAACGGCGATGGAGCGATCTCAATTCAGGAAGCCTCGATAACCTCTTGCGCTTGCGCCATTGATCAGCCATGAGGCTCATAAGCTCATTGGCCTCTTCTGCCGCTTCGTCTATCTCGGATGTCTTCTCTTCAACTATGCCCTCCGGTATAGGCAATCCAGTTGCGCTTGATATGTACTGCGCAACCGTAGGGTCAAGACCGTCCGACCAATTAGGCTTCTCCAAAATCATCTTGAATAGCTGCAACACATTGGCATCGGGTACTTCACGAATCTCGTCCCTAGTCGCTCTCGGGAATGCCCAGACATTGCGTTCGGGGTCATTCTTGCGTATAAGTTGCTTTATCAATCGTTCATTCAAGACTTCCTCGGCCTGCGAATCCTTAAACTTCAAGTAACCTATGAATGGGCCCCAATACTGCATGACTCCAAGGCCATAAGAACCATGTGTCTGGCCTTCGCTCTGAAGTAGCTCAGGCACCAGAATCGCCCGCGCTATCTGCTTGTCGCAGACAGCAACCATTTTGTCGAACGCATCGGTGTGAACACCTGAAACCGAATGCAGCTCTATATCCCACGACTTAGGGAATATCACCGCACCCATCATCTTCATCTTCTTCAAAACCTTGAGCCATTTGTCGCGCTCACCCTTGGCCGTGAACTCATCATAACGGCCTATCGGTACAGGACCACCAAAGTGCTCAAGGAAGATAGCCCACCAACGAAATGCCCAATCCTTAAGCGTGTAGGGCCTGTATGCCTGCTGTAAATCCGAATTGCCCCACCAATTACTCCAAGTAGGGTCATTCGGATAGATGATGAACTTGTCGGGATCGAGATTCTTTTCAGTCTGCCCGTTTTGTTTCTCCTGCCATAGCTGCCCGCGCTTGTTGAGGTTGCCATGCCTATCGGGATGAAACTCAAACGAATCAGGATAGCGCGGCTTTACCGAGTCAATCCCTATCATGCCCTGCCATTCACCCGGTTCATCTATGATACGGTAATTGATCTCCAAAATTGATGTTCCAGAACCCCATGAGCCCCTGCGCATATCCCACTCAAGCTGATTGCGCGAACCGCGCATGGCCTGAAAGTTGTACTCAACAAAACGCGCCCACTTCTGATCCTCTTGGTCATCACTTACCGGATCAACTTTGGGTTTGGGCGAAAGCGAGATAGACACCTGATACCACAAACCACTCTTGACTTGCCCATCCCTGCGCCACATATCCTCATAGACATTGAAGCCGTGCTTGCCCACCAGAACATCCACGTTCTCAAAACTTGACAGGAATTTTTCCATGTCATCGGAAACAGCACCGTAGATGTCGGGATGACCTACATCAGTAGTTTCCTTTAAGTAACTCAATGGCCTACCGCGACCGTCATAAAGCATGGGAGTTGTCATAGACTAAGCTCCGCAAGTAATTCACTCTGCTCGATAGGCCTAAACATTTCATCCAATTCGTAAGTTTCACCATCAAGGCCAGCCATTACACCCATAAGGTCATTAGGATCAATCTTCACTGAAGCATGATCGCCAAGCCATGCCCAGGGGAACCAGCCCGCCATTACGTCGTCTTTGGTATGAGCACGCGGATCAGCGGCGTAGGCCATCAGATGCTTATGCCATTGGCGAATTGCAGGAACATCGGCATATTCAAACCGCTGTGTTCTGAATCCAGTATCCATGCCCTGAATGCCAGTAGTCTCGTCATGTTTCTCTTTGCCGGTTGTCCAGGTCTTCAGCCGAGAGGCAATCATAAAGCCTTCTTCAGCCGTTGCACCGATCTCGGGCTGTTGCATGAAGCTACTGTTACGAACTATGTCAGCGAAGTAATCAAAAGCCGAGTTGTTCTCGACAATAAACTCAATCTTCTCCGGCGCTGCCCTATAGAAAGCAAGAAGATGACGAGCCTTATCAACAGTTGAATATGTCCCAGCCCTTATTTCGACCACACGCAGCCTATTCGTCGTAGGATTCAATGCATACGGGAAGAATGCCGTTTTGGTACTCTTCCTGGTCTTTTTCGTTCCTGCCAAATCAATCCCGACAAGCCAACGCCAATGCCTCGCCTCTTCAGGTTGATTCACAACCCCATAAGGCACGGCAGCAAAACAGGATTTGAGTGAAGCATCATCAAAAAGCTGGAACGCACTGGAGATAGGCTTATTACGGATCTGGCGCATGTAGGCGATGTGACTTAAGCCGCCATCCACAGAGGGTTTTCGTGATTCGACGTAGGTCTTACGCTCAGCCCAAAGCTTGTCGTACTTCTCACCGTCAAGCTTGAGTTCCTTATAGCCGTTCTCATGGATGAGTTTATGGTATGAATCATCCTCGTGATGAGTAGTACCAATACCCCAAATGGAAGCGTCAACCGCACTTCGCGAGATGAAACTTTGTTCTATCCAATGGAAGTCCTGTTCGCGTTGAGCGGCACTAATGGCCGTAATGCCCGGCAGTGCATCGTCCATGATTCCGAAGTTGTAGCGTGCCCCCTGGAATTCACCGCCCGTTGGGCCTATCTGTATCGAAGGATCGGAAGGATCGCAGCCCTCGCGCTTAATTGTGTCATCGAACCACTCATCGGAACGCTGAACAATGATCCCCGTCTTGGTCCACATCCTGTAACGTCCGGGCCGCTCTTCAGGAATCATGTGAGGCCACAGCAATTTGATCTTGGGATTCAGCATGATAAGCGACTTGAGCATGCCGAATAGGTGCTTGAGTTTTCTTTCAAATGATGCAGATGCAATCATGATCTTCGCATCTTGATTGCGGCACAGCTCAAAAAGCGGCCGGATAACCGAAACTTGGGTCGACTTACCGAAGTAGGTAGGCGCGTGAATGATCGCACGCTTGTTCCGATTCAGATGACGCTGGATCATCCTGTGTATAGGCTGCTGCTTGAAGCCAAGGATCTCTTCGGCAAAATAGTTGATCTGTTCCTGGGCCTGCTCCTTATCTACCTTGATAGCATCACGAGCCCTGGTCTCTCTTGCCATTTCGACAAGCATTGTATGTAGAAGGTCGTCAGACAACTTCATCGCCTTTCTCTACGCTCGGACGCTGGTATTCCTTCAGTTCTTCACCCAGAAACTTGCCGCCCTCAAACGCCGCGATCAGCTTATTCTTGTATCTATTGATCGCACGTTTTGGCCCCTGGCTGTATGTTAGCATCGCAAAAGCAGTCGGGTCGACACCGGGAGCAAGTTTCTTGGCGTTGGCAACCATGAAGTTGATTAGATTCTTCTCACATTCATCTTTTTCATCATCTACACCAATCAACGTAAACCGTTTGAGGTTCTCTATAAGCCCCTGAAGCCGCTCACGTGTTACGGCTTGGCCCAGCATCTTCTTACCACGATTGTCCACGTCCTGTAGGTTGGCTATGACCGTAGCTGATTTGAGCCAGACGGTAAGAAGATTCATTTCGTCCTTATCAAGAACAATGCCCTCTTTACCATCAGCTCTTCTAAGTACCTCAAGGCGCTTCGTTACATCATCATTCAGACGCTCAAACTGCACGACTATTTTAGCTATAGCGTCCGTAAGGCTGACAATCTTCCTCAACTTCTTGTCCCACCACTTTCTTTGGCTGTTAAGAAAAAGCGGATTCCGCCATTTGATTGATCGCCAACCGACCTCACCGGGCAAAGTGGGCGTTCGCCGTGAGCCATGATAGATACATACTCCGCTTGGACCGGCAGTCCTGTTACACCTGCCACCCTTGTAGCTGTAAGTACAGAGCATGCAATAGGATTTGGTATGCGGATTCCATCTAAACCTGAGCGGGCCCTTGAACTTCTTATATCGCTCGCTCGTAACACGAGTGAGGTACGATTGTTGTTTTTTTTCATCAGCCACCTAATCACCCGTTGTTTCATAACCCATAACCCTAACCATTAAAGTATCCGCAGTTGTTGCAACACCATTCGATGATGTAACAACCAAAACTGAGGAAGCCTTACAAACCCATCTTTGTGTAGGCTGAAAATGAAGAGGCACGGCCTTGGCGTAATCATCAGCTATGCCCCCCCAATCGAATACACTGTCGGTTGCAGAAACACCCTGATGGACTGCAACTTGAAAGGTATCGTAGTTAGCACCCACAATCTTCCACCAAACAAAGATGTCGGTAACGATGATGTAATTGCCTGTAGTTGGAACACGGAGAGTTTCAATTTGAGCAGCAACGAGTTTGCGCTTGTAGTTGAACATCCCAACACCCGCCGAATCACCGGCCGTGTCCGTGTAATTAGGCAGATTAAGCCTCTCCAGCCCCTCAATCTGACTACCAGTCCGGTGGAGACCTGCCCCAGTAACACAAACCGCCAGCACGCAGATAGCGGCCAGCGGTAAGCCCAGTCGTAACATCTTTGTTATCTTCATCTTACACCATCCTTTTAAGTCTCAGTCGAGCCTTTAGGCATAAGTCTCCATGCCTTCGGAGATTACGTACTGCGTCAATTTGCCCAATAGCACAGGGGGAATCCAGGTGTCAAGCGAAAAAGTACATAGAATCTTCTTGACACAATCCGCCATATTTGCTAAAGTTGTCCTATGAACAGCGAACTGGCGAGACATATCCGAGTGCTTCGAAACTCTAAGGGCTTGAACCAAAGCGAGTTAGCCCGCTTGGTAGGCGTGAATCCGTCCTATGTCTGGGAGATTGAAAGGGGCAGACGCCATCCATCCAAGAAGACTCTGAAGGCGATAGCCGAAGCACTTAATTGCGACTACGAAGCTCTCGACGCTCTGGACACATGCCTAGAACGCGATCTAATCGAGTGGGCAAATGAGACTCCGGGCGTCCGGGAGCTTTTGCTTAAGATCCGAGACAGGAGATTGGATGCTGAACAGATAGCGGAGGAACTACATGACTGACAACCCCGAACTCGAACGCTTCATAAAGTACGTTAACGAGAAACTTCAAGCTATGATGGCCATTGAGTTTACGGAACATGAATGCAAGCAGATACAGGTCACTGTCGGCAATGGCCAGATCCACCTGGCTATCGTGCTCGTGGGCAAGGAACTCTTGAAGCCAAAGCAGTCGATGGTAGCTCCTGCTCGCGGAGGCCCGTTTCAGGCATGAAAGGCCCCAAGCTCGTATTCACGGCCACCCGCAAAGGCAAAACAGACAAGAACACCGAGTACGCTGAATGGGAAGGTTGCTACTACGTCTACGATAACGGCTCAATGACTTACGGGCATAGATACAAAAAGCGTGGCTACAAACGATGGGGCAAATGGCAAGGCCCTTACGGTCGAGGCAAGATAGAGTTTGACGTGGAAACCGCAGCAGAGAAGTTTATCGAACTAGGTTGGAAGGTTGAGTGGGTGGAATGAAAGAAGTCTACCATTGCACGACACCCAAGAAACAAGCACGGTACAAGGCCAGCAACGCTATTCTGCCACCAGTTCGTTACTGGACAACTGAATTTCAGGCACGCCGTTGGGCAAGAAAGGTTGGACGTTCTGTGATCCTCGTATTCCAAGAACCTCGGCCAAGCTATCCTCTGCCAATAAAGTTTGGCGCTAAATGGAGTCCTAATCCAGTGCGACTCAATAAAATCAGAGAACTGAAGTGACTAGAGAAAACGCTTTCCTATATGCCTTAATTGTTCTTGTGCTGACAGCCATTGGCGTAAGTTATTTCTTAAACCAGCAAGCAGAGCGTCGCGAAACCGAAGCGCAATGGCGCCGCTATTGGATGCATCCCGATACAGTTACCGTGACCACTACAAACCGCGCAGCCTACGCTGGAGGAAACCAAGTCTATTATGCTCGATTAACTAATGGCGAAAGCGATACACTGGCATACACTTACAAGACTGTATACGGTCCCAATAGAACATGCACAATCGCAGATACAATCATTGTTCCCAAGAGTCAGACGTTCATAATAATCAGGTTCATAGATCATGAATGGCTTTCAAACCAAAAATGGCCTTATTGAATGACTAGACAATCCGACAAACTAGACCTGCGCGTAGCCGCCCAGAAACTCTCACCGGGTAGAATCAGGAAAGAGGAACTGGGACAGACGGCGGCCTGGTTCGAGGAGAAACTGCACTTAAGCGAAGACAAGGCCATCCTATGCGCCCGCTTCTGTGTACGCCATGCCGTTGGTCCGCCTTCGTTGTGGAGGTTGTTGAGGGATTTGAAATGAGCCGCTTCACTTACAAACTCACCGGCGAGCGAAGACCACCGAAAGCCAGAGAATGGTTTAAGTGGCACAATGGAATCCCGGTCTATACGGTTGGTGGCTACGAGGAACCAATGGAGATCTTAAAAGAAATAGTGAATGATTCCAGCAATTCCTCCGGCTTTGCTTCTCCCACCGAGGACGAGGATGGTCCAAGATCCACCTGAAGGAACGCCTACAATCACGGTTGTCGAGGTAGGTGAGGGAACAACTCAGTGGGTGCCGTTTTAGGCTGTGGAATAGAGCGTTG